CTGCTTTGGCTTCTTCTTCTTTTTGTTTGATAGTTCTTCTCACAAACCACGATCGAAGACCAACAGGTAAATTATACAGCTCTGTAATTGACCAATTGCCCAAATAATTCATAAAGAACATTTGCTCATATACATCTTTGATATAATCAGAGGTTAGGCCAAAAAAAGCCCGCATTCAGCGGAACCTCCATTTCAGACGTATCGCCACATTGAGTGCATTCAACCTCGTGATTCATATTAATATCCGGCATTGATGTTGCATATGCTTTTTTTAGAATAGATGCGTCTAAAATAGGTAAGGAATGTAAGGCTCTTTCAATATAAAATGAATCAGTTTGCTCATTAATAGAGACAACAAATAACTTTAGCAAACTAAGAGTTCCGCTTTTGTTGGACATGTTCTTTTCATCTCTAGAAGTTAACAATCTAAACTCAACTACAAAATTGCTTTTAGGAAGAGTCACAGTAAAAGTATTATTTTCTGTCTTACTAACGGCTTCAATACTCATTGTCTCTTTGTTTTCCAGTTCATTTAAGTCAAAAACTGTTTTAAAACTATTTTCGCAATTAGGACACTGTAAGCTGACTGTATAATCAGAGCCATATCCAAAAACGCGGGAAGCAATTAATAATGCATTTTTATCCCCAATTAACAGATCATCAACCTTAATTCTGTTATCAACAATGATGCTTTGAAGCATTTTATCGATAGCAACACCCTTTTTAAGTAATGTTGCGGAGGTCAAAATATCTTCTTCTTTTGCCGTCATGTGTTTAACCTCAACGGCATCTATACCACGAAGTGGGTGATTTTCGGGGTAATATTCTCCTTTGCTCGGTAGATCAATCATTTCTGTAGGTGTAACAAAATTAAACGGGTTAGCTTGAGCTTGAGCGGGTGGTGCTACACTTTGTGGTTGATTGGCGACCGGTGCATTAGCCGCTACGCGACTTTGATTTCTTGACATAAAAACCTCTCTAATTTGTGTGTTATATAATATATAGTTTTTTATAAAATTTTAAAATCAATTAACTCAACTCATGAGTTGCAAAATCATATCGGATGTTTAAAGAAATTGTCATTATCTCTTCTGCGCCATAATTTGCTTGACCAAAGTTAACGCCAGTAATAAACGGATTTTGTAATACCCATTCTTCAAGCGGAATTCCTTCTGAGTTTATTTGTGTTAATCTTATTTGTCCTCCGAGAGCAGTTTGAAATTTTTTCTTTTCAAAAGCTGATCTCGGAGTGTTTGGATTTCGATCTTGATAGCCGGCCTCTTTTAATATGTGATATAATTTGAAAGTGTTGTTATCATCTGAATTTTCTAAATCGCTGATTGTTATCTCTATTGGATTCCATGATAAAACGCCGGGACGAAAAGAAACATCATTAAGCCAAATATATTCACTTTGTGCAATCTCAAAAGAAGGCTTTTGAAAGGAACGCAAGCAATAAGTATTTATTGCATATTCTTGTATTCCAAAAGAGGCATACCATCTAAAGGATAGTTTAGGCTGCGCGGCTGGAGCACTCCAAAAAGGCATGATTAAATCCTATCCAGGCGTTAAGGCGTTAATTTGGAAATGGGATTACCGCTCATAACTTCTAATGTGGCATAATCATAACGAATGGTAACTGAATTAATGACCATCTCTTCGCTACCATAATCTAATTGCCCATAATCAACATTAGTAAAGAAAGAATTATTTAATGTCCAAATTTCAATTGGATCCCCTTCTGCATCAATTTGGGTAATACTGGCTTGGGTCCCGGCGTTTGCAAATTTTGCTTTGCTAAAAGATTTGAGCGACGCGCTCTCATCTTTCGGAACATTATACCCTGCGGCGACGACCATGTTGGTAATTGCCGAAGCTTGGTCTGGTATTACAGGATCAATAAATGTTACGTCGACTGTGTTCCAAGTTATTCTTCCTGGAAAGTAAAATGTATGAGCAACAAATTGATGAGGTACTTCGCTAATGGTAAATGAAGGTTTTTTTACAGTTTTAATAGCATAAGTTTGTAATGCGTTCTCGTCGGACTTGCCGATAGTAAAATACCATCGAAAGCTTCGTTTAGGTTCTACGTTAAGATCACTCCAAAATGCCATTTCTTAAGTCTCCTTGCCACTTACTAATAAGTAGTTTATTTTTTGATTAATCCTCAAATGCTGCACCACTATCCGTTAAAATAAAGTCAATAGCAATATATTCAATTGCCCTAGCAGGCTGAATATAAATTTTAGCATACATAATATTGCGATCAATTAAGTCTTGCGTAGTGGTAGTCTCATCCAATACTAGCTTGAATCTAGTGATACCAAGTCCAGCTTGCACACCGCGTAAAAATGGCTCAACTTGTCCTTTAAAACGATTCCAAGTTACTCTAACGTTTTGATCAAATAAGATTGTCGCAGCAAATCTTGAAATTTGACGCTTTAGGAAGATCATTAGTCTTCTTACATTGATTCTATCCAATGCAGAAGGCGTAGCTTGCAAGGTCTTTTGACCAAAGATGACAATACCCTCTGCTGGAAATTGTGCGATTGGGTTAATTCTGTTATCATAAAGTGTATCGCGGTCGCGAGATGTTAATCTATCACTAACACCGATTACCGGTACGCCACCTCTACCTTCTGATAATCCACCTCTTGTAAATCCAGCTGGAGCGAACCAAAGTTCAGCAGCCTTTTGTCCATACGACATGGCGCCCAGCGCCGGAACAGAAGGCGGCACCCACACTGTTTGACCGCTATTGTTATCTTTAATCTGGACCCATGGGTAATAAGTTGCACCATAACTTGAATTAACAACTAGATTTGCTTTTAATTCATTAACGGCGCCGGCAACTGATCCTCTTCGAGTAGCTGCGTCATCGGTGCTTTGGTATTGAGGTTGATATACTTCTTTTAAATCGATAACAGCTAGCGCGTCTCCGCGAGATTCACACATGTTAATCAATGTTCTGTTAAGAGTGCTATTAACAACACCGGGCATTGCAGCGATAGCATACTCAATTACTTCTGGATCTCTCAAAGAATCAATTGCTACTTGCACAGAATTGAACATGTAGTTCGTCATTGGTGCGCCATCCTCGTAGTTTACAATGCGCAATGGTTCCGATTCTGTAATATCCAGACCGTCAAAACCGCCATGAAATACTGTGGTAAACCGGTCGATGCCGGCGTCCAATACTTCAGTATAGGCATCTGTGCCTCGTAAATAAGTAAGACCGCCGCGAGCGGCGCCGGTTGGCGTAGTCGCGCGAGATCCTACTTTGTAGGCAAAAATCTTGTTGGCCTCGGCGCCGTCTCTACACATATCGTCTAGTGTAAAATTAAACACCCTTTCGGTAAGAGAGTCGGCAGTGAAATCACCAATCCCGGTTGGCTTAACTTTAAGATGGTCACGAACACTTTTATTAAATCTAGAAGAGTTAAAAGTGGTATCTACACCATAAAAAGAATCTGCCGGATTAACAGGATCATTTTCAGAACCAGATATACGAAGTCTCAATTCTGGAAACTCAAACGTAATCTGTCCATCAGTAGCAGCTGCGCCGCTAATGAAAGTGTCGACTGTGGTTATACCATAATCATCTATATTTCCTGATACTAATGTATCGGAAATACCTGAACTACCGGTGGCGTCTGTAAATGATTTAAATCTGAGAGGCCCTCTAACTCCGAAAGGCAAGAATCTAGCATCAGTATCGCCTCTTTTTACTTCATCAGGCATATCAACATATACGTATTTTGATAGATTATCGTATGAGCCGTAATATTTATAGCGACGGTCGGCCTCATCCCAGTCGGAATATCGATCCCCAATCTTTCTTCCAATGAAGTTCTCCGATGCTGGATTTAAATTACAATTATTAAACTGTTCGACAATATCAATACGATTGTCGGTATCATCTATTTTGCGGATAACAACGCTAAAGGAGCCATATGGATCAGCCGAATCCATTGAACTAGCTTTAATGTCTTTAATAGACACTTTAAGGTTGCGAGACACATAGTCACCGCTGTTTCGTGCTACTAATTTAAAAAGATTTTGCTGACTTGTAACGTCAAAACTACCGGTAGCAGATTCGCCGGTATTTAAATCTTGTGCAAAGAAATGGCCTGTTTGTGCATCTTGATATGATTTGCGAAATTTACCACCCAATGTAGTAGCGCCATCATCAATTAAAGGCAGAATAACGCCTATCTGAGCCCCAGCACCAGAAGAAGAAAGCAATGTCTGATTAACGGCGCCTTCATATGATTCACCTAGCCAATAGCGGGTGAAAGAATTACTATCCGCAGACACAGCGCCACTATTAGACAAAATTGGATTAGTGTTGAATACTCTTCGAATAAAGTTTTCACTAGTGTCGGTAAAATTAAATGTGCTATCAACTTCAATACCTTTTAAAGAAGAGCTAATTTGAACTTTAAATTGTTTTGTACCGACAGAGTCAAAATATATACTGGATCCAACTGCGTTTGCGCCGTTCCCAGATTTAGATCCCGAAAGTCCGATAACAGCTGCTTGGTCCAAATACCAAGTCGCTGCGAGTGTTCCTGTTACGGCATCGTAAGAAGCGCTCATCGTTCCTGTTACGGCTGCTGCAATTGTGTTAGTTGTTATAGTAAGAGCAAAATCGGATCCGCCGGCGACATCATACCCAATCTCTACGCCTTCCGAAAGTGTTGAAAGATCGGAACTAGCAGTTATTCCCACAATCGCTGCACTTGCCGATGCAGTAACAGGCAAATCAGAAAAATTGATCGCAGTTACTAAATTGGCTGCTACAATCTCGGTGTTTGCAGTAGCTTCATCGGATCCAGTGGCGTTAAAATATATTCTTCCGCTTCCATCATCACTGGTATCTGCATTATCAGCGGTACCGCTCGTAAATAAACGCTCCATATTGTTAGCATATATGCGAACAAAATTGTCGCCCGCTAAAACCCCATCACTAACTACAAGTGTCCCAGTTAAAACCGTTCGAGCTGGTGTGTCTGCTACAAACAAGCCCCATGCTCCACCGTTAGTGGTTATAACAGATGTAGCAGCAGTTTTAGTGGTCTGCCAGCCGGCAAGAGCGTAACCGTCATCCGTTGCGCTATCGTGGTCTTTTCCTCCTAAACGAACAAAAGTAACTGGTGAATTGTTTCTAAACCAAGCTTGTGCTGCATATGCGCCATAAGTTGGGGAAGTGTAATTTCCGTCGCGAACAATATCGCCTCCTTGACCGCCAGGAACGGGATTTCCGAATTCTCTGATAAAATCAAAATATGAGTTTACCGTAACCGGTTGTAATATTGGCCCCTTTTCGGATCTACCGATTATTGCGGGACCTGGGTCAATCAAGGCGGTGGTTCTTCCAGTGTTGTCTATTTCGCTAGTAAAAATACCGGGTGAAATAAATTTATATTTATCAACGGACATTAGTTAATTCTCCTTATGTGCGTAAAGGTTTCTCTATTAATTAGTTGCTACTCTCTGTAAAATCCTTTGTCTTTTCCATGTCGCGGTATATCACCCAAAATAACATGCTCTCTGGGTATTTTTACCTTAACTGCATTTTCAGTTTTTATTATTCTGGGCCGATCGCCATTTGGCCCTTCTCCTATAATATATCCCAAAACTTCAAAATTAAAAGTTGTTTCATAGATTCTTTCACTATCTCCCATGTTGGAAATTGTATTATTATAGGCAAAATCAGATCTTAAAAATGTTTCATATTTATGACCATCTTTCTTAATTAAAAAAGAATTAATATGCCCTCCCAAAGTAGCGAATGGGGTAGTTAATTGGTTCATTTGTTGTATATAGTTTGTTCGCATAGTTACGTTATAATTTATCGTTAAATATACAGGCATAGGAATTGATATTGTTTCGTATACAATTTTTGTATTTTTTGAAGGAAAATAAGGTTGACGATTGGGTTTTCTGTTAGTATCTTCAAACTTTTTAATATTATCCGCAACAGCAAAATTATTTGTTTTGTCTTTAACAATCCTTCTAGATATAGATATTCGGCCACCTCTTATTGGATCATTATGAAGCGCTGGATTTCCGTAATAAGCTCCTTTTTTATTAAGATCTTTTGCAATAGATGTTCTTTCTATGGTCAATAAAGGAAGATTAATGGTGCCGTCTTTATCTCGCAAATCTTTATTGTTTTTTGATAAAAAAGATCTCTCAGCAGTAGTCCAAATAATGGGGACTTTTTTCCACCCATCGTTTGAATTATTAAAATTGTTCAATCTATCGTTTAAAAAATCATAAAGAGCATAATCGACTGTTTCTAACGTAGACGGCTGTATTTCATAATATTCATTTGGCATTAAAAGTGCCCCCGCGCGCTTTAATACACTTCGCCTCTATTTCCATCTTATGATTTATTTGGCCAAACACTTGCTTTGGCTGATTTAAGGTCACTATTTCATAATAGGTATCGCCGTAATTCACAAAATCTCCCTCTCTAACATAAAGGTCTTGATCGTCTGTTAATCTTCTCTTGTGAAAGTGGATTACAATAGAAGGTTTTTTGTCAATTCCAAATTTAGTAGTTTCCGTCACAAACCCTTCCCACGTTACCAGAGCGTAAACTCTTATTGGTGGCA